GAGCAGCTTCAGTTGAGTAGTCAATGTACATCGGCATGAATTGGTCTCCAATGACAAACCGCAGTACAGCCACCCCCGAAACTGTACTGCGGCTGTTTCCACTCGAAAGTGGTGATCACTAAGCTGTGACGCCTGTTCCAGTTGGAGTCAGGTCGTCGTACTGACGGAATCCGACAACCTGAACTGCAGCAGCCAGCGTGTCGGTGTTGGTACCAGTCAGACGGAAGACCGTTGACAGGAAGACCACACCAGCAGCGTCCTGAGCGTAGCTGACTTCTTCACTGTCCACTTCGACAGACATTTCCATGTTGGCCAGAGCCGCACTGAAGACGCACGTCTTGATGGTTGTGAAGCCTGACGTACCGGCTAGTACTGTGGAACCAGATACGGTGACAGTAAGAGCACCAGTCAGGTCAGCGTTGTTGATGACTAACATTGCTTTGTCAAACGGGTAGGCGATAACGTGTGCGTTACCAACTGATCCGTTCATAGTGAGTGTGCCCAGAGCCTTAATGAAAGACTTGCTGGACAAGTGAGTAAACTTCTGAGTAGCCATTATGTTTATCCTGTACAGGAGAAGAATCGAAAATCGTAAGGAAGAGGGGCATGGTTCAGGTGAACCTTACTACATGCCCCTCAAACCTGCATGACTTATGCAGTCGTCGCAGACAGGACAACAAATGGAGACAGAGTCAGACCAGCCTTGGCAGGAGTCAGAACTGACTTCCACCATGGGCGAGCATCGTCGAAGCTCGTGAATAGGAACACTTCTTCGCGTTCAAGGAATCGCACATGGATGCTGCGAGTCAGAGTGCCAGTACCGCGTTCACCGTATAGCATCTGGGTTGGGTTGACGCAGGCGAGGAAGTTAGAGTTCCACTCGCTGATGACCGAACCGTCCTGACCACTGGTGATGCCGTTCATGTACTCAGTCCAGACGATTGGACGACCGAGCAACATGTCTGGGTTGGCAGAGTCAGCAGGATAGAACAGCTTGACCAGACCAGCGTTGTTAGGCGACTCGATGTGCAGCGTAGCAATCGTTGGGAACAGGTCCAGAGAGCACAGCCATACTGCGTTCTCGTAACCCCATACACGCTGACGCATCTTCAGGATGTTGGTGCCGTTAACGATGACTCCGGTAGACTGACCAGCTTCACGAAGAACAGTCAACAGAGCGTCGTTAGCAGAGTTCAACATACCCAGCGGGCGACCAATGCCGTTGCCGTTCAACAGTTCGTTGATTCGGTAAGAGCGAGCTTCCTGACGCAGACCCTGATCAATCAAAGCAGCGATAGAGAGAGGACTGTCGGCCATCAACTGGTTGGTAGCAGCGGCTGCACCATTCAGTTCATGTGCCTTCAGAGAGATCATCTCCATAGCGTTTTTGCTGAGAGTTGGTGAGGAAGTTTCCTTACCACGGTAAACATTGAATCCACCAGTTACCGAGGTACGGTGGTCTTTGTCTACTCGACAAGGAATGTCGACAACAGGTGCCGTCATTGGGATACGAGTCATCTTGCTGGTCAACTGGTCAGCTTCTGGTTCAAGCTGCATAACCGTGTTGATGAAGCCACGAGGTACTGTGATACCGGCAGCTTCCCAGTTAGCTTTGCTGAACTCGTCAGAGCCAACGGCGTCCATCACAGCAGCCTTAAGGCGTGGGTCCACAGCGTCAGGACTTCGATGCTTGTAAGCATTGATGACCGCACCGAGGTACTCCTGCTGATTGCGGAAACCGAACTTCTCTTTGTCATCTTCCCATGCTGGACGGGTAGATACGCCCTTGGAGAAGTCAAAGGTCAGTCCGCTCGTAGCATTGGCAATACGAGACGTGGCAAGCAACGCAGCCTTACGTTCGCCCAGACCTACGTTGGTCTTGCTCAGAGCGTTCTGAACTGCTTCAATGCGGTCCAGTGCTTCTGAGTAAGACTGCGTGTCTTCAGGACTGATCTTGTCAGCCTTGGCGTCAAAAACTTCTGTGACAGTAATCAGGCGAGTGCGTTCGTCCTGAAGCTGGTTGACGGTCATCTTGGTGACATCGTCGTTCTTTAGTGGCGTATCGTTGAAGACGAGTACGCGAGTAGCAATGGCAGAAGCCATGGTATAACCTCCAAAGTTGTTATGTGGCATCTGGCTGCTGCTTGTATGCGTTGCTGTGGGCATAGCCGTGACTGTGTGTAGAGTATTCGATATGGGAGTAAACGTCAACTACTTATTTAGAAAATTCTTACGAAGATTCAAAGCACGTAGTTTCAGGGCTGACATGTCGATAGGTGGGTTCTGAGCGATGATCACATCAGCCTTGTTCTTTACTGCGTCTGGAATGTGCAGGCAGTTGAGGATGGCAGTGTCAGGCTTAGAGTTGCGGACTGAGTTGAATAATCCTTTTGCGACAGCTTCTGAAGCAGACATGTAAGTCTCGACTTCCATTAGATTCTGCACTTCCTCAGCCTTCATAGAAGTTCTGGTAGTGAAGATATCTACGATGCTGTTGCGGTGGGACTCCCAGCGGTTCTGTACGTTCTTGATCTCGTTGAGAGAGTCAATCTTGGCGTACAGGTAAGGGTTGTGCATCATGAACAGACCACCATTGCAGATCTGTCGGTCAGATCCAGCCATGGCCAACCAGCCAGCAGAACTGAAGGCGTACCCATCAACGATGGTTGTAACCTTGCCGGGATGTTCCAGCAGACGATTGTACATCGCCAGAGCAGCACCGACTTCACCACCTGAAGAGTTGATGCGTACGTTGAAGTCTCGTGGTGCATCCTTCAGGAAGTCAGTCACGTCGGATGGCGTAGCGAAGTCGTAGGTCTGACCATCGTACGTCTTCTGAGGCATGATGATGTCGTAGATCAGCAGTTCGTCTGCCTGATTGAACGTCACCTTGCACTCAAGTGTTTCGCCAGAAGGCAACTGCTTACGATTCAATACAAGTGATTTCATTTTCGATTCCTTCTGGTGATTTCTGAGTAGATACCCAATCTGCGACTACAGTGTCCAGTGCTGTGCTGCCGATGGTGATGAGGTCTTTCCACGGTGCCAACTGGTCCATCAGCATCCCTTGGAACTTGGTGCTGTAAAACTCTGTCTTGGCAGCGTCAAAGTCGTCTGGACGTGATTGCTTCTTCTGGTCCAGTACACGAGTCTCGTACTGCTTCAGTCCGTTGACTACGTTCAGGAATGCTGCTTTGACTTTCTCTTCAGCGTTACGAAGACGCTTGTCGATGTTGTCCTGTGATGGGGACTTGTCCATCTTGCCACCGGAGGGCGCTGCAGCAGTGGCTGCTTTCTCCTGTACGGCTGCGTGCTCGTCAGCAGACACCATACCCTCATTGGCTTTCTCAGCACCTTCAGTCTGGACTTCCAGTGATTCGTTAGCCAGTCGAGCACCCTCTTCAAGATGCAGAGAGTGCTGGACAGTCATCAGGTTAACTGGTACGTAGCGTAGAGAACTGGACTCGTCATTGGGATCGATGTGCATTCCCAGCAGACCAGCACCGTAGGTACGATCAATGAATCCGATCTCGAACAAGTTTCTGAGAGCAGAAGAGAACTTATCAATGACGTTGCGGTAGAGGTACAGCAGTTCGAACTCAAAACCGTATAGCATCTGAGAAGGCAATGGAAGTAACTCTGTGCGGAACTGACTGGCGATGCGTGTGAGTAACGGGCCAATGCCTGTCTGGACGAACAGAGCAACAGCTTGGGATAGATCAGCGTTACCAGCTTGGGTACCCATGTAGCTGTGCAGCAGGGCAGGAGGGACGTTCAATCCACGAGCTACATCTTCCACACTGAACGCACGAGTCTCGATGAACTGTAGATGCTGGAACGGGATACCCATGTGGACTGGCTTGAGTCCCTGTTCGAGTACACGGGTGCGGAAGATGTCTTCCAGTGGAGCGTTAGGGTCGTCTGTGAAGTTGGCTTCAATACGCTTCAGTACTTCAGGTGCCAGTCGGTTCTCTGTGGTCAGGAACATCTGTGTGGCGATGCCCTTGGAGTAGAACTTCCATCCGAACTCTTCAGAAGCACGGTAGAGGTCCAGTGCCTTGACAGAGTTGGCTACAAAGCCATGAGCACGGTGGTACTCGTTGTCGAGGACCTTACCCTTGAAGTGGACCATCATGTCTCGTGAGAGTAACAATGGCTGGTCTTTGATGTCTCGGTACGATAGGCCCGAGTCGATGCGGTAGAGTAGTTCTCCCTTGGAAGCCTTACGTCCGATGGTCAGGGTTTCTTCACCAGTAGCACGGAAGATGTTCCCACGAGAGATTCTGGAAGGATGAACATAGTACAGTCGGCTGGTGCGGCCTTGAGTATCGTTCTCTCGGATGAAGTACGCATTGCCGTCCATTAGGATGTCGTAGACAATGGTCAACAGACCTTCGTCCGAAGATAGTTCTGGGTGGAAGTAATGGGAGAAGATACGAGATGCTGGGTGGTCTGTTGTGGCGACGACACGAGTCTTGGCCTGAGTACCGGACTCCAGTGCGTACATTCGACGTGGGATGGAACCGATCATGCCAGTGTAGATGTCCAGACCACATTTAACTGCTGACAGCTT